TCGCCATGATCGCCATCCAGTCTTGCCAATGCGGCTATCGTCATCGACGGAGCATAAATCTCCTGTCCAGTGTCTACGTAATCATCTTCCCCGTCAAAATCCAACGCCCACCCATACGGACTCATCACCCAGTCCGTCGCCGGGTCCATGTTGGTCAGCGTGCCGGGGCTATTTCGCCGCCGACCCCAGTCGGGAAGGGTCAAACCGCCATTAGGCCCATACCCTAAAGTTGGATCCCAGTAACTGATCAGCTCCTTCCAGAGGCGGGGATTTGCAGGCAGGCCGTTACGCGGGGCGAAACCCCTCGCGTAAGAGGGGCGGCCATCGGTAACTGTACCTGGGAGGAATAGGCTCATACCAACAATGCGTCGGAACGCATCACCTCATCATCGGCACCACTGGCGTGCCAAACGAGTGAACCAATGAAATTCAACCTGTTCGTCTCCGCGTCGTCATAGCCGCTGGCATCGCTGGGCAGCTCGCCGGTTGCGTCGCCGCCCTCATAGTAAACGTCAAACGTGCCATCCGCCGCAGTGCCCTCGTCATGCGTGATCTCCAACTGCACCAGGTAGGCGATGTAGAGATTCGCACTGTTGTCGATCTCATCCGAGAAGATTTCTGCCCCGTCAGCCAGGGTGGATGCCGCGATGAACCCGCAGTCATCGTCGCCCAGCGGCGCATACGCAACCTTCCCGGTCGCGGGCGTGATGTAGACGCCCGTGATCTTGAGGTTGATCCGGCCGTTGGCGTTGAAGGTCAGCAACGACCCGGAGTTGTTGACCACGATAAACCGGGAGAATGGGGATAGCATGTTCAGGCCCTTGCCCTTTCTACGTCACCAACACGAACCCGTGATATCTCAAGTTCCGTTGCCCGGCTAACCGCCTCGACCCGAATCAGCTTGAGTTGAGTGATTGTGGCCGAGGTCGGGCCGAAGATGTCAACGAACAGAGTCGCCTCGACTCCGTGTGGATTCAACTCGCCCAAATGCAAGAGATCCCAGATCCTCTGTTGTTTCTCGGCAGTCAGCAGATCGAATTCCGCTTCGTTGATCGCGTTCAACACAGCCGAACCCGTCAAGGTAGGCCGGTTCCGCTCCCGGTTGACGGTATTCAGGCTCGCCGCAACCTCGGCATCGGACATGGTCGCGTAGCCGCGGGTCAACGGATCGACTTGGAGTTCGGTTTTCAGAATGTCGTAATTCATGGTTCCCCTTTCGCCCCTCGACCCGCGTGGTCGATCAGGTGTTTCGTCGTACCACTCTGGTCCTTGATCCATTCACGCTTGACTTGGCAGTTCGTCGAGTCGCCTTCAATCCGGACCATCGTGTCGATGTTCCAGCCTTGCATGGTGCCGATTCGCACCGCCTCGCAGTTTCTCAACACGACGCCCACGGCCATCCGGCCCTTGGGCTCCTGCCAGTGACTCAGGCGGTCGATCCGGGATCCGAACGAGTCCTCGACCTGCAAGATAGCCGAGCCCTTCAGCCGCTCGCTGATAAAGCCGTCGAGGCTGCCCGCCCAGAACTTCCGCAGCCGGACGACCGGATGCTTACCGCTATCGCAGTCCTCGATCCCGAGTTGCCTCACGTCCGCTGCACCCGTGATGGTTACGATCGGGGCGTCGGCACTTGTGACGTCATGGATACTGAGCCCGTAAATCGATCCGGCCGAAAGCCCGCTGGCGTCCAGTGCAGGGCCCTCGCAGTACATCACGCCGAGATTTCGAGCGTGCAACACCCAGCCCCGGTCAATCTTCAACCCCATTCCGCGAGTACGGTAGAACGTCAAATTCTCCAGCACGCCCCGGTGGACGTTATCGACGTACAAACCCCTAGCCTTCTTGGCACCGTCGAAATTCAGTCCCGACAGATGTGGCGAGTGGATCTCGCCGTCCACGCCAATCAGTCTCAGGATATAGTCGTCCGTCTCGGGCCCGCTCCACTGGAGACGCGCACTACCGACCGCGCGGATCGTGCAATGGGCCAGCAACGAATTCTTAACGAGGTACGTGCCCGGCTGCAAAACCACTTCGCCCCTGTCCTTCCACGCCTGGTCGAGAGCGGCCTGAATGTCTTCAGCCGCCTGGGCCGTGCCGGCGAAGGTCAGCAGCAGGAAAACGAGCAAATATCTCATGGTACGTACACCGGGCGGTCAAACAACAAAACATCCAGGGACACTGGATCACCGGCCCCCGTGGCGGCAAGGGCCTCGTAGCACACACCTATTGCATAGCCGGCGCCTTGCCCGTTGCCGGCTGTTCCAATCACCACACCTTCGCCTGCAACCGTGCCGGTGCCCACGAATTCCCCAACAGCAAATGTCATGTCTTTCTGACCCGGGAACGTAGTAGTCCAGCCCGACTTTTGCACCCAGCCTACGCCGGCATCGGCGGTATTCGCCACCTGCGTCAACCCGATCGTGTACTTGTCGCCCACCGTCGTCGTCGTCGCCATCTCGTCCTGGTCGCCCGAGACACCCGGCCGAACCACCAACCGCCACTTCGCTATCGTGCCACCCGTGTTATTAGTAAGCTTCGTGTAGCGGTAGTTGTAGCGATCCTCGACGCCGGCATTGTCTACAATGTTGTTAGCTTCCTTAACGCCCGTATCCCCCGTCACCGTCGTTATCGCAACACCACTGACATTGATTGCGTTGTTGGAAACCACGTTGCTACAGGAATCCATGTCCAGCCAGGTCATCGTCGCTCCCGTCTGGAACAGGAACGAATTGCCTGTCACTGTGTTGTTGTAACTCTGGTAGCCAAGCCGAACTGCCTTGCAACTGGCCCCGGTCATGGTCAGCGAGGAGCCCACCACGTTAATGTACGTGGCATTGATAAGCACGATACCTTCGCTGTTATCGAGGGCCGTACCACTTCGCCCCATGAGGGTTCCCTGATAGGATTTTTTGAACAAGAAGTTTGCCCTGGCGTTCCCGCTGGATTTCGGCCCGATAATCATCGGGTGCATCCCGTTGCAGATCACGCCATGCTCTTCGTTGTTCTCCACCCAACTCGTACCAGTAAAGCGGAACCCGTGAGCATCGTTATGGATGAGCCCAGAACCGGAACAGAACCAAATTGCAATGTCACGAACTATAGCCTCATCCGCGTTGGTATTGAACACGAGCCCATGGGTCACGGCCGAGTTTGTGTTGGCCGTATTGGTTCCGTGAATGTCGAGGTTCTGTACCTGGTATCCGTGCCCGCCGGCCCCTGTTGTCGTGTCCTCGTTGCAGAGAATCGCGTACTCGCCGGCCGGCGGGTTGTTGAGCATCTTGATCCGCGAAACCTCGGGCAACACGCCCCGGATAGACACGCCCGGCGGAATCACCGCGCACGGAACGACCCGCCGGAACTTGATGTCGTTGTCGGCAACGTAAGTCAGAGAAGTGGAAGGTCCAAACGTGAAGGTGTCCGTCTTGGCATCTACGGTCAGCACTGTTGCTACATGGTCGTCCCAATAGACGGAACTCGATGGATCAGACCCGCCGGCGTTGTCGTAGATTCGGATAAGCTGCCCTGCCTCTACATCCCCGATATCACCCGTGGTCCACACTTGGGCCGTAACCGTGTTAGTGGCATCAATTTTGCCCGTCCCGGCCCATGCCGTCTCACCGACCTTCGGCGAAACGTAGAGCGTACCAAGCACCAGCACTTCACCACCCCCGGTAGCCGGGCCACTGGCCTCGGCAGCGTCGATTGCGGCTTGGAACTCGACTTGATCGCCGCCGGTTGTCGCCGTGCCGTCGCATCGCCGGACATTCGGCCCGCCGCGGATCGGCCCCCGCCAGTCGGCAGCCACGACGATCTGACAGCCATCGGTATCCTGCCCGCCCTTATGCAAAGTCGCCGGCCCCGAGAATTGCCCCCAGGCAATCCAGCCGGCGCACAAGACGATCAACAATACTATGAAGCTGAGTAAGCGTTTCATTTCACGACCTAGAGTGAATAGTAGAATACGTGAACGATAGTAGCCGCACTGCCCTTCAACTCGATTGCATCCAGGTCGCCGCTGTACGGCAGATAGTCGCCGGCCGCGATCGCCGCGCCCACCTTCGTTGCCGGGTCGGGGTTCGTCCCGTCGTCCGTCCAACGCACGGCATCGTCCTCGACAATGAAGACACAGCGATACGCGCCGGCCGGCACGGTGAGCGTCTGCGCAGTGTCCAGCCCGATGAGCTTCTGATACGTCCCGGTCATCGGGCTGTACTCGGCCTCAACCACCACGGTCTTAGCCAGGTTCAGGCCCGTCTTCGGCACGGCCGGCGGGGGTGTTGCCCACCACGCGCCGACGATCAGGCCGAGCAGCAGCACCTCAATCCAAAAGAACCGCCTGTCGCTCATCATGTACCCTCCAAAAAACGGCCGCTCCGGGAACTTGTCCCGAAGCGGCCGGCTCCCGTGCAACTCAGAAGTTGCGTTTCCTATCATTTTGCTCGACGGCCCGAAAAACTCCCCTCGGCTAGAAGTTCACATTGGCGTAGGCCACGCAGCGGGGCACGTATAGCGCCGGGATCACGTTGTCGACCGCAATCAGCTCCGATCCGCCCGGCTGCGTCTTGCGCTCCGTCCAGGCGTAGATCCCCGACTCCTCGTGGGGGTCTGCCATCAGGTTCTCGCGGACCAGTTCCGACCCCTCGACCATCGACACCCAACTCATGTCGGGCTCGGTGCAGAAGATCGCCTTGTTGTCGGGGATCGTCGCGCTGGTTGAACCGTTGACCTCCAGCACGCCGTCGTAAACGTGGAAGATGAACTGGGGCAGCGGCTTGAACACCACGTCGAAACCGCCGTCCGGCTTGCCGTCGTCGGCGGTGCTCATAATCATCTCGTTGAACACGATGTTCGCCGAGCCGGCCGCGTTCTTGAGGCCCGTGTTGTTCAACACCCACTGATACGTTGAACTGTTGAGCCAGATGTGCCGCAGCGGCCAGCCGTGCTGAATCTGAAAGCACCGGTTGATCTGCAAAAGCTGGCCGATGATCGGAGCATTGGCTGTATCCGACCACTTCATCGTGGCCGTAGCGGCGTCGAAAACCTTGAAGTTCGCGTTGAATGCTGCCGGAACGATGGTGTCACCGTTCAGGTCCACCATCAGAAGCTCGGTCAGGTTGCCGGCGGGGATCTGGTAGTCGATATCGAAGGTCCCGCCGCCTTTCTCGACCAGAATCCAATCGTCTCCCGACCGCAACAGGCCGAAGCCGCCGCGGAACATCCGGCTGAGCATGAACTCGCGCGAATTGGAGAACCGCTGAGCAATGAAGCCCTCTTGTGCCGTCACGTAGCGCTGGCCCGCAACATCAACCTCACCCCACTGCCCGCCAATCGGCCGGCGACGAAAGACCCGCTCATCCTGGAGCATGACCTTTTCGTGCGAGCGATAGATTTGAGCCGACACCTGACCGATGATCTGCGGCGTGCTGGTTGCCGGCCCGGCTCCGGGGGCTCGTCCCTTGGCCAGCGTGCGGGTCTTGTCGAAGATATCATAGACAAAGGAGTGCCCGGGCACCTGTTCGACGTTCGCCCCGCCGGGGAGGCAGCCGAAAAACCGCTGGAACCGCATGTTGGGGCCGCGCAGTTGCGAGATCGCCCGCGTCACAACCGCACTGGACATGATTTCGTCGTAAGTAATGGTAGCCATCGCGCTCCCCCGTGTAGGGTCGTGTCAAACTTTCAAGGTTTCTTCCGCACTGCACGGGAAGCAGTAGGTTCGTTAAGCAACGGCCAGGCTGGCATCCTCGCCGTAAACCGTGATCGCCTTGGCAGCGCCGCCGCCGCCTTCGTTGTCGATACTGATGAACGGTTTCAGGGCTGCACCGGCCGTCAATGCACCGGTTGTTACGACCAGATCACCGTTGACGTAACATCGCGCGACCCGGCCCGCATCAATCACGATTTTGAGGTGGTAAATGGTGCTGAGCGCCAGAGTGATCCCTGTGCTCACGGCAACATCAACATTGGCAATGCTGGTGATGACCTGGAGCAACAGCGGATTCACGCCGTCATCGTCATCGTAGAAGAACGCGACTTGATCGGCGTCGGTTCCCACGTCGTTCGCGTTGGTGAGACACAGGCCAGCCTTCAACAGGTAGTTGGTAACGCTGGCGCCGGTCTTGATCTTGCATTCCCAGGTCGGAGCCGCAGACGGAATGAAGTTTGTGTCCCGCCACGCCGAATAGGCCGCTGTCGCATGGGGTTGCAAGATGGCCTGATCGTTTGCCGCCCCCGCTGTCGTCAAGAGCACACCGCCGGTCGTCGGCACGGTGCAAAGCGCCGTGGTCATGCTGGTGCCGGCCACGCCCATCGCCATGTCGTACTGATACGCAATGTCGCCTGCAATGCAGGGTTTGCCTGCATTTTCCAACGGTCGCCAGTGCAGGGTCATGCGGCCGGACGACAACGACTCCGCGGGCTCACCGCCCGGCGTAACGATCACCAGGTATTGCGTAGCACTAATCCCAATCAGCTCGCAATAAGAGCCGATGATTGCCGGCATGTTGATTTCGTCGCGGGTTGCATCGCCCAGACCGACCAGCGGCGTACCCGAGGCGGCAACCAGATCAATCCCGGTGCCGACCATGTCGTAAAACACTGCGCGAAACCCGAGCCGCGGGGCCGGCAGGGTGAACCGAACCCGGACGACTGCGCCGAGGTTCTTGAATAGCGTGTTGTTGTCGGACTCCAAGACCGTGTAGTCCGTGGCCTTCGTTGTCGCCCGCACGAGTCCGCCGAATGGGTTGCCGGCAAGATCATCGTCCATGATGAACCGGCCGGTCTGACTGAGTGCCGCGCGGGCCATCAGCTCCAGAGCGCCGGTCATCGACGTGGCCTTCGAGTAGCCGGAAATATACAACTGCGACGGCTTCACGCGACCGCCTACCAGGATCGGGGCCAAGAACCGATCAGCCGCCGTCCCGGCCGCGTTGAGCATCCGCTGATCGTTCATCAGGACGCCGAACAGCTTCTCGTACCCGAGAACGCTGGTCGGGTCCCATTGCATGAGCTTGCCGAAGACGGGGCCGCCCAACAGCAGGCCGCCGGGCAGGTTTGTCTCGTCCGTCGCGCCGTTGTTCCAGACGGTGGCCGCGGCGATCACCGCGTCCATCGTGACGCGCTGCTCTTCCTTGCCCCAGGTAATGGCGGCTTCGCGCGTGAAATCGGCTGCGCGCATTCCGGGAAGCGAATAAGCACCGGGGAAAACTGTCATGGCTCGTTACCTTTTTTGATGGGGCGGCCCGCAGCCGCAAACTGTGTCTCGACAACTTCCTTCGCGCGCTCGGGAGTGACTGTACCGCCGGTCTCAAGGCCCGGCGGCATCGGCTCCTCTGTGCCGAACGCCAGTCCGGCTAACGGTCTTTTTTTTGACGGCTTGGGCGTCTGGTTGCCGGCCGTCAGCGCGCCAGCCATCCCCGTGCGGTTCGGCGGCAGTGCCTCCAGGATCTCCAGCGTCCTGTCCAGCTCAGTGGGAATCCGCTTCCCCTCGGCGTCGAGCGACATTTCAAAGCCCTCGACCAACGGGCGAAGCCGCTCCGCGACCATCGCCGGCGTGATCTGCCCGGTTTCGATCAGCGCGTTGATCCGCCGCTGACAATCCCGGCGAACAAAGTCGGCCGCGAACTCCAGCGCAAGTCCGGCTTGCTTCTCAAACGACTCGCGTGCTTGAGGCGTCTGGAATTCAAGGCCCTTGCCGTCCTGGGACACTGTTTTGTCGATGGGCATGATCTCACCTGCCATTGCGATGGGGATTGGCTGTTCTTTGGCCTGCGCGCCGGGCGCGCCGGGTTCGCTCGTCTGATCCGCGGCCTTCTTGCCCGCAATCGCCTTGGCCGCGGTGATGATCCGCTCGGCCAGGTTCTCGGCCATCGTGTCCTCGGGCAGATCGAGACCGACTGACTTCAGCGCGGTAAGCACGTCCTGCATCGACGCCGCACTTGCCTTGGCCGGTGGCTCGACCGCGGGCTTCGGCTCGGTCACCGCCGGAACAACCGGCGCAGTCGCGGGCTCCTCGGCCAGTTCGACGGCACCCTCGGTCAGGAGACTCAATGAGAGGGCCAGCGCCGGCTGCTGATCCGCTTCATTGACCGGCTGGAAATTCGGCTGACCCGGTGCGACGGGATGCTGAACGAGCCCGATGTGGAGCATTGCATCCAGATACTTATTCTTTTTCCCGTCTTCCCAGTCCTTGATGTACGGCGATACCTCGGTCACCGTCGCGCCGACCTTCTCGGCATCGGCGGCAAGCGGCACGTCGAGTCGGCCGTAGAGCGCGCCGTCGTCGCCGATCCAGGTGTCTTCCCAGTAGCCCGCGTAGTCGCGCGAGTCTTTCACGTCCTCGGCGAACGGCACGGACTTATCGTGTCGCCACGGGGCGGGGACCTTCAGCCCATTCGCCCGCATCGACTTGAACGTCTCGACCCAGTGGCGCAAGCGATCGGAGGTGATTTCCACCTCCGACCGCTCGCCCTGGGGAGATCGGGCCATGTACTTACCGGGGCGGAGAATTTGCTTGGTGAACTTCACCACTTACCCCCATGAAGTTCCTGCATCACGCGGGCCCTGCGTTTCACATGCGCTAATCGGCCCGTGCGTTTGTACCAATGGAGTGCCTTGGCGGCCTGAACTCTTGACTTTGATCCCCGGGGCGTGGCCAATGCTCGCGCTCGATACTTGGCGACCTCAGTAGTTCGGCGTTTCTTCAGCGACATCGCCGGTCCTCTGGTTTTCGACCCACCTTCTGACAGCGAAGCTGGCGAGAAACCGGCGCGTCGTGCTTCAGCGCCTCGGTGAACTCACGTAGACCCTGGATGATCTTGTTTTGCTTGGTGGACTTCACTTTCTTCGCCTGCGAAGAATCTCTGCCGCGAAACGACGGTAACGAGAACCCCTGGCTGCACCGTGCGCGCCGGTTGGAATCACCTTGACTGTGCGCCGGCGAATTCTTTTGACCACGCTCGCCACTGGTCGCTCCCGTTAGACGGTCAAGCCGAAAACTTCCCAGCGGGGAAGCACGGGAGCTAAACGTGTTTTTCCCCCTACTGTTCGCATTCTAGGGGCGTTTTCAAAATCCGGTCAAGCACGTTTTTCGACGGCCGTGTGTCGATCTGTGTGCATATAATCCACCGTGAGCCGAAATGGGTTGAAATGATGCCAGAAAAATCCGAACTACTGAGCACCCGTCAGGCAGCCAAGCTGCTGGGGCTGTGCGAAAACACGCTCGTTCTCTGGCGGCGGGCCCACCAGCACCTACCGTTTATCCGCGTCGGCCGCGGGTTCGTGCGGTATCGACGGGCAGACGTGGAGGCAGTGCTGCGCGAGGGGACGGTGGCGCCCAATCCCGCCGACTGCCCGCAGACGCCAGACAAGCAAACGGACGATCCGGCCCGCGACGCGGAGCCGCAATCAATTCAGACTGGAGACAAACCATGACCCTCAGCTACGATCACCTGTTCTCGGACATCGGCCAGTCAGTCGAGGCCATCGACGATATCCACGCGCTGGCCAAGACCACATTCCCCGCCATGGCCGATGAGATTCACGATGAGCTGATCGACGAGACGAACAAGGGCGATGGACTCACGCCCGCTGCCCGGTACGACATTCTCTCGGGGTTCCCCGAGATGTTCGCCGGCTTTCAGGACACCCTCGTCAGTTGGATCGGCGACCTGGCAGCGAAGATCAGCGAGTCGCTGACCGACGTTGACCTGGTGCTCCAGGAGACCAGCCTGCCGTTGGACGGATCGGCTACGGTAGACGACGTGTTGCGAGAATTCTACCGGAAGATGATCGACGACACGGAATCGGTCGATGCGTCGATCCTGAGCATCTGCGGAGCCGATCAGGACGCGGGCACCGCCACGGCCGACGCGAGCAACCAGGGCACCGGCAAGGTGTTTGTGACGCGTATCCTCGACGGATACGCCGCGCCCTCCAGCGGCTTCTCCTCGTTGCGCGAGTACGCCTATGACATCGGCAACGACAAGTGGCCGGGTGAAGCGGGCTACGTCGGCACCGAGTCGCAGCTCGGCGTCACGGCCGAGACGATGACCCTGACCTGTAGCAGCGACAGCGAGACAGACGGCGCCGCGGAGGGCGGAGAGAGTTTCGACCTGATCGGCGGCGTGGCAGGGAACTCACTCTATGACTGGGAATCGGAGGGCAGCGGGCGGGGGCCGAACATCAGTGCGATGAACCAGTCGGGGTTGCTGACCGACGGCGAGTTCGAGAACTGGACCAAGCAGAATGGGAACTACCACCCAACGAACTGGACTGTGGACGCAGGCGGGACCAAGATCGACCGCTCAGAAGACGAGGTTGCCGGCACCTACGCCCTCGAATTCACGGGCGATGGTGCGGTCGCCGCGTATCAGATCAGCCAGGACGTGACCAGCCTCACGCCGCTGAAACGCTACTGCGTTGCCTGCTGGGTCAAGGGACAAGCGGGTATCGCGGTGGGTGCCCTGACGATCCAGTTCGAGGGCACCGGCTACACGGCGGGAACGAATGAGAAGATCACGATGGACGCCGCGGCGCTCGCGGCTCAAGTCGCCTACGGCGAAGAGTATTTCTTCGTCACGATGCCGACCGAGATTCCCACCGACATGGAGCTGGTGGTCAAGATCACGGGAATACTCACCGACACCAAGCTGGTGCTGATCGACCGGCTGGCGATCGGCGAGGTCACCTGGCACGGCGGGGTCGGTATCGCCATCCTGGCTGGCAGCGCGCCGTTCCTACGTGCCGACCGCTTCACGTTTGCCGTGGCCAACGACAATGCGGGCACGTTCCAAAGCTTCTTTCGCCGGTGGTACGGGTTGCAACTGCCGAGCAACAGTGCCGCGGGCGAAACGATCCTCGACGCGTGGGCGGAATAATGACACGATCAGTAATCAAGCTGCCGGGCTGTTTGAAACGAATCTGGTATCGTCTGCCGCGGTGGTGTCGCAGGAAAAAACCGTGGAGCTATTACATCGACGGCAAGAACCGGCTCAGCGCAATCAACTTTGTTGATTTCGACGGCTGGTATTTGGTTGAGTGGCACGACACAGACAGGCTTCCGTTCGTTTGCAGGTTGTTAGTGCGACTATTCGGTAAAGAGGAACGAGTAACGAGTAAATCCGTAACCCCAAGGAGTCCAATCATGTCCCCAACACTCCAATCCAACCCCCTGTACGAGAAGGTCAAGGAGCGAGTCGAACGGCTGTTCGACGTGACGCGCCGCGCACTGGCCGATTCACACCTCACGGTCGCCGAGGGCCAGGAGATCATCCGCAAGTTTCTGGTGGAGGCCAACGGAATGGTGGCCGACGTGGACGCCACCCCAGGCGACCGGCAGCAGTTGTTCACCGACCTCTGCACGGCGGCCTGGGAAGACCTCGGCAAGCCGTTGAACGTGACCGAGCACATCTGGGGCCTCAGGAGTCTGCCCACGTGGATTCGGGAGCGACTCGAGGAGCAGATCGTCGATCCGCTGCTGGGCAGTATCGTCTACTTCAGCGCGGGCGTGGTCTATCGGCTGCTGTCCGAAGAGCCGACCGCGTGAGAATCCAAGGCGTCTAATCTTGAGCCGCAGCGAGACCTTCAACGGGTTTCGCTGCGGCTTCTGTCTGCGCCGCCACAAAGGCTTCCGATAATTGCAACGCCTGTTCGGCGGTGATCTCTACCTCCACTTCCTCATCCCCAGCCGGCCACTTGTATTTGCCGGGCTGGAGAAATGGTTGCTGGGGACTGACGGCCCGATCGACCAGGCAGCAAAGCAGCTCAATGTCGCGGGTTAGAAACTCACCGGCCACTGCCCGCCCGTGTCGCCGCAGTCGGTTCAGGGCCTCGCGCTCGTTCGGAGTCAGGTCCATCGGTCGCAGATCCTTTCTTTTTGGCCGGCACAGTCTTCTCGGCCAACACCTTGTCGAGCCGATCGACCGCGGCGCACAGTAGGTGAATGTCGCAGGCTTCCTGCGTCTGCCGAAGACTGAGGCTGCCCTGCGCATAGTTCTGGAGGCGGTTCAACGCCTCACGCTCGTTCAGGGTTAGGGTCATCGTTACGCCTCGCGTTCTTTCAAGGTTGACTTGGCAAGAGAAATGTATTCACAGCAAACGCTGAAAGAAGAAAGAGACGGATAAACGTCCGCAGGCTGATGCGGCCTCCGCGAGAATATCTCTACACAGGCAAGCCTCAAGGCAGTCACCAACACTTCACGGTCCGCATTATCCAGGGCTTCGTCTCTCATGGTTCGATCTCCTTGAGTAAATCCACGGGAACGGATTTAGGCGGGGTTCTTGAGTTGGTCGATCTCGCAGGCCAGTAACTCCGCAACGGCCTGAAGCGAGCGATCGCGAGAATCACATGGCGTCAAAAGATTCCAAACTTGCTGCCGCACGCTTGCCACGCGGCAATCGGAGTCTTTCGGCCTGAAAGTAAGCTCCAGTTCTACGTATGGTCGTCTCACGGGATGCGCAGCCGTAAGATCGTGCTGTGACATAACGAGGGAACGCAGACAAATAAGCCACGTCTCCTCAACCTGCGACTCGGGCTTTAGCCGCATTGTGAAGTGGTCCAAAACGGGTCCGGGCTGAAGTTCAACCTTCATCGTTCGATCTCCTTGAGTTTCGTTGTAATCAACACGCCTCCGCGCTCGGCAGGTCTTTCAACCGAACAAAGGGAAAAGGAATGTCCCCCAAATCCAACACCGGAATGTTCGCAACCAAGTGCTCCAACTCAGCAGGATTTGCGTGACTTAGCAAATCCCACATCGCCGGGGAGACGTAGATCGTTTCGCCAAACCTTACGGCTTTCTTCATGCCTTCCAACCAAGGAGAAACCTGAACAGAAACACCTTCCATCAATACGCCTCCACACTCGGCAGATCGTCGCGGCAAAACACGCCGCCCGGTGCCGACTCTGCCGAGACGATCTGCGCGGCGTCCGCCGCCGTGTCGATCTGGTCGGCGGTCTCCTTGGGGTGTGCCGTCCACGTAAATAGCTCGCTCTCGCAATCCTCCAGCCATGGCGCCTCTTCGGGCAGAAACACCTTGCCCTCTTTCATGCGGTTGATAAAGTCGGTCGCACACACGAGTTTATCCGCGGAACGTGGGCGCAACGCGCGGGTCGGCAGGCCGGTACGGTTAATCAACTGGAATACGCCGATCCCCAACCCGTCCGGCTCGATCCCGATAAACTCCGGCGCCGTCCCCCGTGTAAGATGCTTTGCGTACGCGCCCTTGATCCGGCTGATAACGTCAGGCACCTCGCACTGCGACCGATCCACGTCCCACCAGCACAGATCACCGTGCGGTGTGACTACCCACGTCGAGATTACGGTCCATGACGCCTCGCGCTTCCAGATGTCCTTGTCGCCGGGGCCCTCGCGCGCCGACGCAGCCGGATCAACCGTCTGGAATATCCGGCACTCCCGCCCGACGTGGAAGGCCCGTAGGTCTTTGCCGTCGTGCCCCAGGATCACGATGTAATCGCCGTTCACCCGATAGTACCGCGCCCACGCCTTTTTGATCCGGCCGTCAAGCGTCACGCCCCAGTCGCCGCGCAACAACTGGGCACACGTCACCGGGTCGGCGCTGGCCATGTCGCCCAGCGACTCGATGTAGTTGCGCTGGTCGATGTACGGGTTGTCCCATACAAACGCCGGGACGTGCGGCCTCGCCGGATGCTGACCGCGATAGAAAGCAAACGTGCCGTTCGGGCAGACCAGCCCGCGAACCGACTGGGGGATCCGCTCGATAAAACCCGGGGGCGTGGGTGCCAGGCCGATCCGAAACCGCTTCCGGACCCAGACGTGATGCCGGCCGCCGGGGTTTGACGCCGACCGCAGACGACACGGGACGATCCGCCGCATCTGACACTCGGGGCAATCGTCAAGGTAGATCGGCTCGCCGTCCGGCGCCGATCCATGCCGTGAACAGACCAGCCGCCGCAACCGCGAGAGCCCGACGTAGATATAGTCCTCTTCGTACAGTTGCGTTATCTCGTCAGCGGCAATGTACTGATACTCGGCCGATTGAAAATGCTCGTAATCAAAGTCGGCATCGAGGTATCCGAAAGCCAGCTTGGCGCGGTTTGGAAAGTGCCAGGTGTGCTCCTGTTGACTCCACCGCGCGTCCGTGCCGTCAAGCCAGGAGTGCGCCCTGTCGATCAGTGCGCCTGCCTTTGTTAGGTCGGCGTAGCTCTTCCGTAAGATCAACGCAGAATACTCCGGAACATCGACGTACTGGAGCGCGGCCATCAACAGTGCATCAGATTTCCCGCCGCCAGCCGCGCCCCCGTAGAACGCCTCGCGATACCCGTCGAGACTGAGGAACGCCATCTGCTTGGGCGTCGGGTCGTGGGGGATGTACGCCGTCCAACGCGGGCGCACATACGACGCCACGTTGGGACGCTGTTCGAGTTCGGTTTGATAATCAACGATCGTGGCCACTAAGATTCCAGCCTCCGCAGCTCGTCGCCCCGTTCGCAATCGCAGTCGTCGGGATGATCCGGCGTATCGTCCGGCGTCTCGGGCCCCAGCATCACGCCGTAGAACTCAGTCCAGTCCAGCGCCTCAGATTGTTGTCCCTGCGCCGCCACAGAAAACTCGTGCCGGCCGTACCGCACCAACTTACCCTTGCCGGTGGCCTTGATCGCTTGGCACAATACTCCCTTCGCTGTCTGGAGAACCTCCTCGGCCTTCCTGTGCTGCACGTCAAGTGCTGCCGCTTCCTTGGCTTTTTTCAGGACGTTCTCGACCGCCTCGCGCAGTTTGTCGTCTTGGTTCATGGTCTCTCCTTGGCCGCCTCTGCGGCTTCACACTTCGCTGCTTTGTACTCTTCCGGCGACATCACTTTTCCGTTAGGCAAGTGACAGCGCCACCACAAGTCCTCTAATTTGTCAAGAGAGGATTTAGACCAGCCAAATGTAAGACAGTTCTGCAAAGCTTCGGCACACTCACGAATCGCTTTGCGTGTTCTCTTTTTCATCACTCGCCTCCTCCGCCTTGGCGGCTTGGCGGCTTCTGCCCAATAATCCTTGCAAGATTCCTCCTTGCCTACGTGATGACATTCCCAAAGACGACCAGCATCCCAATCGCGTATGCAGTCCAATTTATAATCCTGCTTCGCCTCCAACGATAACGCAGCCTGCCAACGGCATTTAGGTTCGTGTCCCATCACTCCTCCTCTGCCGCCTCGACGGCTTCACTACAGCCGCAGCTTGGGTATGTAGCCGTGCTCGACAAGCTGCTCACGCAACTGGATGATCTCCCGGGACTGCAAGAGCATCGCCTCTTTCTGCCGGTCGATCATCGCTTGTTGACTGTCGATCAACTTGGCCTGGCTAACTGCGACGGCCTCGAATGCGTCTCGGCCGTCATCCTGTTTGTCAACCGATTGCTGGCCGGCTTGTGATGGGGCTTCCATCTTCTTTCTCCCTATACGCGAGGCGCTAAACGCACACCGCTGGGGTCCAAAGCTTTCAACAACGGCAAACGTGAAGCTGGGCTAACTATGGCCGTTGCCGTCAAGTTCCGGCTCGCCGTTGCCACTACTCGGCGCCGGGAGCTGCCGAAACAAATTCCGATCATGCCGCACGTCCAACCCGATCGCCTCCAGCTCGGCCATGCCGGCGGCAAGCACAGGGATGGGCGCCGGACACTGAATCTCGATCGAGCCGGTGTGATCCATGGTGCCGTCGATCTCCACGCGCGACTCCTTTCGCCAGCGCTCACGCGCCGGGCCCTGTTCCAACCATGCCTTGGGCTCTTTTAGGTAGACCCGAGACGAGGCATCCACTTCAGTCATCCCCAGCGCTTCTTCGATGGCCAGCGCAAGCTCAGCACAGCGGCGAGCATGGTCGTCTATCAGGTCGGCCTCCCATAATTCCCGTAATTGATCGCCGGTTTCTGCGTCATGTTCCTGGAGCACGGAGTATCCGCAGTCCAGCCAGCGCTCGAACGTGCTCCGGGGGACGCCCAACTTACGGGCTGCTGCAATGGGGTAACAGCCCTCGCCGACCGTAGCGGCAATCGCCTTAATCAGTTGGGGGTATCGTTCTACTCTGCTACGATTGGCCACGTTCGCCCTGCTTGGCACAATGCCGTATCAGTTCTTGGAGCACGTCGCGGTTAGCTACCCGGTCTTGGTCTTGCCGTTCCATTAGTTTGTCAATCACCTCGCCGTAGTGTTTCCGCTGTGCCTCTGATTCCTCGTGTGTCTTCTCTTGTCTCTGGCTGTATTTGTCGTCCATCCGCGGGATCACTCGGGAGACGCCGTACCAGCAGAACCACACTAAGAAGCCAAAGGCCCCCAGTTCGGTAATGAACTTCAGGACAATCCCTCCGTCCGGTAGCGATTCACCCACTGCAAACAACACAACTGCAAGCACCGGGAGCGCGGCGAGCCGGAGTGATTGAATCATGTTCCAGGTTCCTCTTGACAAAAGTGAAAGCATCGCGCCGCGGGGTCCCAACCCCAGATCATGGGCTGGGCCAGGTCAAACCCCTTGGACTCCAAAGTGTCTCGGGCCAACAGCGAGAGGCGGCGAGTTCCGTCCGGGGACCGAAACGTATCGTAATCGGGGATCGTACACTTCCGGGCCGCTGGTGGTTGCAGCCGTGCAATCAACGATCGGAGAAAGCGTTGTGGCGTCACCATCGAAACAGTCCCCGGAACACGCGGCGGGGCGCCGGACAGCCGCCGGGCCCGCAACCACTCACGACAGGCGGGTCAGCCTGCCGGTGCAGATCGCGGTGCAACCGCAACGCCGTGCCGTGGTTTGTGCCAAGCTTCAGTCGATCCCAGTCGGCCCGGGTGAGGCCGTGGGCGTTGACCAGGTGGCTGCCCAGACACATCGGGCACGTACAGCCGGACTCTCTGAGGGTGTGCCGCAGCCGCATCGGTCGGGTGATCGGCTGGCCGGTGTGGACTACGGCGTCCAGTTTGATCTCGCCCGTATAGGGTGCCGCGATCGCCCGCTGATAGGGCGGGGCCACGGGGTGTGCCGCGGCCAGAACGCAGAGCAAAAGACAGTACACGGTTCAGACTCCTAAAACTAGGCTGGTGGCGCACGGCCCGTAGACTTCGTCGGGCACGCCTATTCTGCCGACCATTTCGATCGGCTCCGGTTCGTCGTGGCTATTGCGCACGATCCAGATGACGTTGTTCCGCTGGGTCTCGTCCCAGAGCAACCCACACGGCTCCATCGCATGACTTAACGCGTTGTAACCTCCGTAGAGGGGTCGGCCCGTTGCCAGGATCGTGAGGCACTGCTGGACCATCGACTCCTCGCTCAGCCATCGCGTGTCCCACCACTCAGTCGGCCGGTAGTTGAGTGCGTCCTGCGACCAACCATCCTTGAAGTCGCGAGGATTTAGCTCGTACTCCGGGGCAAACCCGACACTGGCAATCCCTCGCTGTCGAGCACCTGCGATGGCGCGATCACAGTAGTAACCCTGGTTGCGCCAGTTGACAAGCCACGCCAGAGACCATGGGGAGAGGCGGACCGGCGGCTGTCCCTCCAGGGCCCGCGCGTCCATCGTGGCCACCGTTAGGCTATAAGCCCAACACAAGTTCGACCTGCCCTGACTCCAGCCAGGCTTCAGCACACCGCTGGCCTCCTGGTGGTACATGGCGAATATCTTGTGCTCGTGGCAGTGCCGGATCACCTCCTTGTAATCCTCTGGCTGAACGAGCTTGTCCGGATAGTCGAGCATCGGGACGAGGCCCATTCGCTCGGCCTCCGCACTGCCGCAGATCGTCGTGCGCGGCAGGCACCCGGGCATCCCGTTGCCCACGGTCGGCCGGCGAATCAACGCGGTATAGCTTGAGTCGTCGTACCTCATCGCGGGGCCTTCAATAGTTTCCAGAGTGCCGTAGGGTCGGCGGGCAACGGGTAATCGCGGATCTCGCCGCCGTCGATCGGCGCCAGCGCAACCCGCGGCAAAGCGTCACCCTCAATCGACTTCCACCAGGGCTTCAGCTTCTCGGGCAAGCCACCGGGGCCGGTGCAATCCTTGTCGTACACGCCCAATAATACGTGACCGCGTTTCTTCAGCTCCTCGCGTAAGGTGAGACTGCCGAGGATCGTCTGCTGCCCCTGCGGTAGGTTTTCCAGGTCGAGTGCTTTGAGGAAGAAGGCAACCTGATACTTCCGATCCACGGGCGGCGGTACGGGCGGGTCCGGCGGCGTCGGTGTCCCGACCACAACCTCGTGGACGATCAGTTGGTAGGCACCCGGGATATTCACGTCGGCGATCACGGCGTAGGCCGTTGCGGATTTGGCCCAGATGATGAGCACAAGGTTCCCGCTGCGGTCGGCCAGATCGAGCACCATCGCATCGGCGGGCTTGTGATAAAATCCCCACTCGAACGTGGCGAGGTGTTCGGCCGGCACGCCCTTCAGCGTGAACACCGCCGGCATCCCGGGCTCGACCTCGGTGGGTCCGATCACCTCGGCACCCGTGGGCGTGGGGACCGCCGCGAAGGCGAACGGTCCCACGCGCGATAGGGTTTGGGCGTGGGATGGGACAACAAGCAGCAGTGCCGCTGCGACAAGAGCACACACTTTACGATTCACGGGATTCTCCTTGTTAAAATCGTCCGACAGTCTCGGCCTGGAAGTTCAACGGCCTCCTAGGCCGCGCGTTTTTGGAGGTTCGCCATCGCCTGCATGTATTCCACAAGCGAGACGTTTTCGCGCGCCGCCCTGGCCATGAAGAGTGCCAAGATCATCTGGATCAAGGCGATGATCGTCTCGATGAGTTTCTGCCAGTCGATGTTCTCCCAATCAATCGCACCGCAGGCTTCCGGAGTCTCGTCAACCAGCCTGCCGAACACGAGTTCGGCGCGTTCTTCCGCCGTCTTGTCCAAGAACGCCGGATCTTCGCCCTGGAGATCGACGAGCACCCGCCGGAGGTTGCGGAACGTCAGACCCAGAGTACGCCGCTCGCGCAGGGTCAGGTTCCGACGACTCGCTACAGCTTCGTTTGACATGACTTCACTCCTTGTGAAACGGGAAACATGGTCTACTGTGCATTCTATCCAGCGATCATTGCCCGGCGGATCGAACTGCTGCGCCTCACGCACTCCATGCACGGCCACAGGTACACCAGTCCGCCGCAGCCGGGACACCGATCGGCCTTTCGCTTGTCTCGCCATCCTCTGCCAAAGTGTCCATTGAGTGCCCGCTGGACGGTGCCCTGGGACACCCCCACAAGTTGGGCAATGGTCCGCATGTTGAACCCGCTTAGGTGGGCGGCGACGATCTGCCGCCGTTTAGCCGGAGCCAGGTGCATTTCAGGTCCTCCAGTTCCTCTACGACCGTTTCCGTACTGTCTGCCACTAGGACTCGCCCTCCTGCCTCTTGGATCTGCTGTACCGTGTATGCCTGTCGGGGCCCCGGCTGCCTCCCCGGGGTCTTCAGCTCGATCAGGAGCCACTGGCCGGAGTAGCAGACGATCAGGTCGGGGATGCCCCCAGCTTGCATAGGGTGCCCCGCCAGTTTGTGCCACCAGATCGGCTCACCCTGCGCCCGGAGGCGCTTCAGGTGCCGGATGATCGTCCGGGTGATACGGCCTTCAGGGGTCATCGCTTTTGTTCTACCGCCTCGGCGGCAACAACCGGCAGCGCCCCGGGCCTGGCTATCAGGATGTTGTCCGACTTGCAATTCCCGCACGTCTTCGGCTTTTCTTCTGAAGGGAAGAGCCGCAGTTGGCCACAAGACCTGCAACGGTATTCCCAACTGCGTTCCTTGCTGCACATCACCAGTTCTATCATCACTCCTCCTCTTCTGTCTTGGCGGCTTCACGTACTAGGTCAGCCCCCAAGGCGTCAACCCACTCTCCGCAGAGATCGTGTATGTTCTCGGCGATTTCAAGAGACTCCTCTGTTGATCGTGTGGTGTCTGTGATCCACCCTTTAACGCAATCAACCATTTCTTGAGTTGTCATGGTTCCTCCTCGCCGCCTCAGCGGCTCGCCTGTGCGCGTAATACGCCGCCGCGTCGGCGGCCATCCGCTTGTCATACGCTTCCTCTTCTTTTGCAAATTGCCGATCCGCCTCGTTACAAGACGCGGGATCGAGACAACCGCCGTCGGCAGTCCAGGCACCACAATGCGGGCAATGAGAGTTCCCCTGCGCGGGCCCGCAAGAATGGCAATAGAGATCCCCACACATACATGGCATAGTTCACCTCTCTTTAGAGTCTCGGCCTAGTCGTCGGCTTCGTCTACTAGGTTGGCGGCTTCCTGGCCAATTCGCTCTTCCTGGATTGCTGCATGTACGGCCTCATGTACGGCCTTGCGTTGATGTTTAACGGCCTCAAGTCCAACACGCGCCACGGTCTCATATTCATCCGGGCGCAAGTTGGCAGAAGCGAGTTCATCCATCAACCATTCTTCGGCAGCCTCCAGAAGACCGTCTTCCGGGCGATTGCCTGGAATCATTGAAACAGTAACGCCCGGTGGTAGGTTGCTCGTCATTGTCCTCCCTCCCTTTAGGTCTCGAACCTAGTGCCGCTTCGGCGGCTTTCACAAACTCGGTAACTCTTGTCTCGCCCGCGGAAAGACCCGCGGATCGTTGAGTATCACCAGCCGCCGTCTTGCGCGGCTCACGCCCACGTAGAACACCCGCTGCTGCTCGTCGTGCCCCTCCGGCGTCTCGGCACCGCGGATACACGGGCCGCTGAGTGTCGTGCAGACCATCACGTTGTCCGCCTCCGCCCCCTTCGCACTGTGGATCGTGCCGACGCGGATGCCGGGCTTGGCAACTGCCTCCGCGCCCCAGCGGTCAACGGCCTGCGTGTAGTCTGCGGCCCCCTCAATCCACTGTTGCCACTTGCCCCGCTTGATCCCGGCGATTAGTGCCTCGGTTGCGCCCAGCTCGGTTAGATCGTGGCGCATCACCCACGGATATTGAGTCTGGGCGTCCTCCATGTCGGCAAACCGTTTTTTCGTCCCTCGCGTTAAGAGCTGGTCCCCGTTCTCCCGGCTCTGCAAGTATTTGAGCACCTGTCGCCACTCGCCGCCGTCGATCGGGGCCCCTGCCTCCAGGT